CTCAAATGTTGAATCTGGTTCCAGAGCAATATAATAGGTCAGATCGTGGTTCTTAGCAGTGAAACGAGACAAAAGTTTTTGTGACACAACAACTTCATAGGTTCCAGGGAGTACCTTGATGTTCTCCACTTTAAAGTTGAATGTAAACTCTTTATCAGTTTCACCAACAACCACAGCATAGTCATTAGAAGTATCGTTCTTCTTGTCACGAACAACCAATTTTACTACGCCATTCTCACCTACGGCAGAAAGGTCAGGAAGTTGATAGACACCTGCTGCTTTCAACAGTTTGTCCAGTTGCTCAGTGCTAAGTTCAAAGCAAACATCTTCACTAGGAAGTTCAATACTCTTTTCTGGAGGGGTCACAATGACGCTAGGGTCAGCAAAGAAATACTTTGACCTAGACCTACCTTCACGAATAACAACATAACCATCGTTACCGAAATCAAGTTCAGGGCTGGAGTGAAGACCAAGACCATTTAGAAACTGGTTGAGATCATAAACACCAAAGTCTTTGGCAAAGTCTTCTGTGACTGTTGCCTCTGCCAGAATGTTTTTCATCACACTAATGGTGCGAAGAGTATTCCCTTTCTTGAACAGGATAGACTGATTGATAGAAGAAAAGTTCTTGAGCAGGGAAAGAGTATTATCGGAGAGTTTCATACGAGTTCGGATTTTCATCACTGAGGGTAGATTTCACGTTTTGCATTCTTGTCGTTGAAATGCATTAGAAGTACAGCATAATGCAGAATCTTCAGAATGTCACGACGTGCAGTGCCTTTCTTATCATAACGAGAGGCATACTTGAGAATGTTAGAGCGGCAAAATGACTCACCGTCTCCACATGCTTCAATTAGATCCAAAGTTTGAATCTTATCGTCACCAGCAGAATAGTGCTGATTGTATGTGCCAGTAATATAATCTTTCAGTTCTTTGAGAATAACATTCTCACTATACTTGTAACGATTAGAATCCATGTCAAGGTTGAAAGATTCCATACCATCATCCTCCCCATAATAAAACATGACATCCTTCTCTTCTGCAATCCTCTCTTCACGAGTTAGTGCAACATCTTCTTGAAAAAGGTCTTGATTAGTCATTTTCAATTCATCAAACATAAAGGACCAAGAGTTTGTCATTATTATATCAGGATGCTACCTCCTCGTCAATGGGCATCACAAAGTCTGCGTCCACCTTGTCATACAGTTCCAGGAATGCTTGCTTTGTTTCATCATCAAAACGATTGATGCAGACTTGGATTGCTTTTGCTTTATCACCAAAGATTGAATAAGCACGAACAATGTGAACTAGACGGCGAGTGCTAATGATTTCCTCAATACCACCATCGTAGAAGGTCTTGCGGATGATGTCAGCCCAATCGACTAAACGAGCGACGAACTCATCATTACTACAGATCTTACTCAGAATTTTTGCTTCGATAGCAGGACTAGGATACTCTTGCTCAAAGGTAACTGGGAATCTCTCAAGGAATGCTTCGTTAAGCACATTGGTTCCAATAAATCGTCCGTCGTCGCTGCCTTTACCTTTGGTATTGGCAGTTGCAAATACTTGGAACCCAGCAGCAGGAGCAACCCATCTGCCAATCTTCTTTAGAAACACGCCCTTACCCTCAAGAATGGACTGTAGGCAGAGGATTTTGTTGCTAGCCAAGTCAACCTCATCGAGGAGCAGGACTGCGCCACGTTCGAGTGCTTCAATGACAGGTCCGTTATGCCAAACAGTTGCCCCATCGACAAGGCGAAAACCACCAATAAGATCGTCTTCATCAGTTTCAATAGTAATGTTTACACGGATTAATTCTCGTCCAAGTTGGGAATACGCTTGTTCGACAGTGAGTGTTTTACCGTTGCCAGACAATCCTGTAATGAACGTTGGATAGAATACACGGGACTGAATAATTTTTTTAACATCACTGAAATTGCCAAACTTGACGAAGGTATCATCTTTCTGGGGGATAAGGTTTTGTTCGGTAGCAGGAAGTGCTGCAGGAGCACTATACGATACTTCTAATTCCTTTACTGCCTCTTTTGTTACTTCCAGATTCCACTTACCACGACCAACTTTATACTCCTCAAGACGGCGAGTAACCGTAGGATAGGACACGCTGTGAGATGCACAGTAACCACGAACATCAGCAGCAGTGAACTCCGTGCCGAATGTGTTTTTAAGATCGTTGATAATTTGATCGTCTGTCATTCTCGTGCGAGACATTTGTTTTTTTTAACTGCTGTTATTATAGAAGCAAAAGGGGGCGGTTTCGCCCCCAGTGTGACACTTCTTATTGTGTCTTTCCGTATTTGTATCTCATTGCTCCGAGTAGGTATGCCTGACTGAGTGATCTGGGACCATTCTCAAGGATTTCAAGCACCTTAGGATCTTTTTCCGATGCCTTAGCAATCTCTCTCCAATTTTCTTTTGTCATGCTACTAGAGAAATAAATTCGCCAAGGACCTTCTTATTTAGTTTCTTGGTTTTGAGAGACTTGACAAATGCAGATTTAATCTTTGCTTTGCTAGCACCATCATCAACTTCAAACTCACATTCTTGTGCGAGAGCAGTGGAGGATAATCCAAAGTAAATATCATATCCAGAATTTTTGATAGAGAAACTTTTACTCTTCTTCCATTCTTTTTGAATCTTGATGAATTCATCAGTTCCCTGTTCATAATAACGACGAATGAAAGAGTTTGCATCTCTGGGTGCAAGAACACGAATACCAATGAAATTTACAGAGGGAAAGTTCTGCTTAAGATTATTAAGCATCAAATCACCAAACTCTGCAAATCCACGCGGAACACGAGCGGTAGTACCCAACTTACGATCACGGATGAAACAATTTACATTCAGTTGACGGTGACCAATGTAAGGTTCAGATTCCCAGTAACGTTTTACTTCAACGTGACGAGAAAGATGATTTGCTTCACCATCCGTTAGAACAACACACTGAACTTTCTGAACTTTGTTTTCTTTCTGAAACTTAGGAAGAATTTGGCGCAAGCAAACAAATGCTTCATTCAAAGGAGTTCCTGAAAGAGACAACCTCAAGGGATTGGTATAATCCAACTTGTACTGACGAGTATAGTAGTAAGCAATTCTCCAAAGGTTTAACATTTGACGATCTGTTTCAGGAGCAGATACTTTGCTGGTCATGACATTCATCATATTGAAGTCAGCATCAACTGCCAGTAATCCTACTTCTCTTTCATAGTGTGGAGTGGTATCTGGGAAAATAGTATTTCCGTTTTCATAATTGATGCTGCGCCGACGCCACTCATTCGTGAAAGCATAAACATCGAATGGGATACCAACTTTCTTACAGAACCAGACGAGGTTGAAGAGTTGCTTCAGAGTATCCTCTAGGAGGTACTGCATTGATCCACTCCAGTCCAAGACAAATACCAGACCATGGTTCTTGCCCTCAGGGACAACAGTCACTTTCTTGAAGATGTCCTCATTGAACTTGTAAGTATGAAGTGACGACATGTCAAGCATACCTGTGCGAGCAGTGGATGCCCTAGCATAAGAGTCTGCTGCTTTCTTACATTCAAACTCTTTTACAAGATAGTTGACTTCTTTTTGAGCAGATTTTTTAAACTTAGCAAATTCATCGTCTGCTGCTTTATAAATTTCAGGTCCTTTTGCAAGAGACTGATACTTCCAGCAGGAATCAATCTCCTCATGGACTTCTTTATTAGAAGCAATAACAGTTTCAAGATTTACAACAGGAAATTCTAGATAATCATTTTCCCAAGTATCTTCTTCAATTAAGTCTTGAAGATTATCTTCAAAGGACTCCATTGTATTAACCGTGGGTTCATCATCACTATCAATAGCGTTGTCACTTCCATTAGGAGTTTTATCTTTTTGCTCCTCCTCACCATCTTCTGTCTGCGATTCGCTCTGAGTTTCCTCATTATTTGATTGACCATTAGAACTGGATTGGGGAGGAACAGGGGTAGGTGACTCTTGATCTTCCTTAGGTTTCTTACAGTAATCATAGAGGACCTTGGCTGCAGCACAAGCATCAGCAAAGGTTTCTGCATCACGAATTTGATTAATGATTTCTTGTTCTTCCTCAGTAAAAGAGATATCAACAAAGTTACCTACTTTAAAATAAAGGTTTGCACGATCAGCAAGATTCATTTCATCAATATCACATTCCTCAATTTGAAAGAAATCATCGTCATTAAGTTCCCGATATCCTTTGAAGAATGTTTTTGCCAGACCCAAATACTTACGCTTAATTAGTTTCTCAATGCGAGCATCTTCGGTCACATTGATGAACTGATGTGGGATACCCTTTGGTGGATCCTCATCAGGCGTGAAGAGTGCGTGACCAACCTCATGTCCAACCAATAGGTCATATACATTGTCACTTGCTTTCTCCCACATTGGAAGAATCAACAAACGACGGGATACATCAAAGGATGCTGTTTGAACTTTCTTATGCTCTACAATCAAATCTTCAGTGGCAAGCAGTCGTGCGAGTTGTGATTTAATCTCGTTCCGTACAGCCATGTGTTTTGTCTCGTATGAACCCATACTAAAAGAAAACCCCCCGTTTTTGGGAGGTGGTGTGCCTCTTCTTAAAGTGTCTTAACTTTCCATACTACTCTGTTTTTTCCACTTATCAATCTGTTCCTGAGTAGGTATATAAAGTTGAAAAGCAAGTCCCAGTTCTTTAAACTCCTCATTCATCTTTTCATATGTTTCGGGAGTAATTATAATCTTGTCAGTCATTTTTAACTAAAAGCAATGTCAAGAGTACGAAGATATGTATGTAGTCCAGCATCTTGAATGGGTAAAACATAAGCATCAGCACTCGATTCATTATGATGTGAGTGCCAGTATCCAGGTGGTGTTACAAATGCAGCACCCTTTACCCAGTCTTCTCTGTGACCGTTGACAATCATTCCATTCTCATCCAATCGTTTTCCGATCATTGTATAGCATCCTGGTTGGCAGTCAGCAGCAAAGTCCAGAGCGATTGATTGGTGGCGGTGAGGACGCTGTATCTTACCCGCAGGAAGAATACCATACATTGCCCAAAGCGTATGGGTTACAGTGCGAGTCTGAGGGAACATTGTATTTCCCAGTAAGATGCTAACTCGATTAGCATTAGCACTACGAGGATCTCTAGCAATTACTTCTAGTTCTTCCTTAATACTGTAATTACTATAGAAACATGGTTCAAATGTAGGTTCAACTTTACTTACTCCCAAATAATTTAAAAGCGGTTCGTCATGCACCCAATATATTCCAGACTTTTCATAACTGGTGTGAATAATTGAATCTCCTGCTGGAACTACAAAGATATCACCTTCACTCCATTCAAAAGTATGACTGCGTGGAATGAAACTAGTGCCTGCTCCATGTGCCACATAAAACAATTGACTGGTAGCATTAGCATCAGTCTTAAGTTTTCCATCTAGTCGAATAAAATTAGCACAGAGAGATGGTCCCGTTGCAGGACCAATACAACCCAGTTCAGAACTCAGGTCTAATGGTTGGACAGCAGACCCAGGATTATCAAAAAAATCTGCAGAAAAAGAACGGTATGGGATTTTAGGAATAAATCCTTTCTGGAGGGGATTCACCGATGATCCATACTCAAAAAATTGTGCCTGAGAACTGGTATATGTCATTTACATCTCTAACGAGTTAATCATTCCACTAAAACCTTTGACCTTTTCAAATCTAATGACGTTTGCAAAACGATCATGTAGAGATTCTTTGTGAGATATTACAAAGACATTTGCATCTTGAATTACAAATCTGATAATTTTTAAGAACTCTTCCGTTCCTAGTCCATCTAATGAACTATCAAACACCTCATCCATAATGAGTAGATTTGTGTTGACTGAGTTCTTTGCCCTTGCTACTTCACGCCATGTGAACAGCAGTGCTAAATCGATTCTCATCTTCTCTCCCTCGCTGAAAGAAGAGTAAGAGAAATTGTCATGTATTGGGGACTGGACGGTTTCGTTAAATTCCTCATCAAGTGTGAAGTTTATATAAAAGTCCATCATTTGTAGATAACGATTGACTTGCTGATTTATCAGCGGTAGATACTTCTTAATGATTTTGGATTTAACTCCACCGTCTTTTAGTAAACTAAACGAAAAGTCGTAGTAGTTAATCGTCTCCTTTTTGTTAAGTAAATTGTCGTATGTAGTTTTTAAATTGTCCTTGAAGGTTTCTAACTTCTCATGTTCAGTATTTCTGTTTGCAAGTTGATCGGTAGTTCTTTGAACTTCCGATTCCAGATTACTGATTTGTCGTTGACATCCAGCAATCCGAACATTGTTTTGAGAAATGTCATTATTGAGTTTTGA